TGACAACCACTTCAAACACCCGCAAGCTAGAGGCTTTAAGGGAACTAAAGCGCAGAGAAAAACTCGCAGAATACCAAGATAATTTTGAATTATTTGCGAAAGAGCAAATCAAAATCCTCCCAAAAGACTCCCGACTAGGATTCCAACCATTCTTATTTAACGATGCACAAAAGATTGTTAATGATGCGATTGAGGGTCAACTAAAGGAGACTGGAAAAGTTAGGGCTATTATTTTAAAAGCCCGACAAATGGGACTCTCTACCTATACTACTGGTAGAGTATTCTGGAAGTCTTATTTCAATGCTTACAACAAGTCAGTTGTTATGGCTCATGATGCTGCAACATCTGATGCTCTCTTTACTATGTCCAGGAATATTATTTCTAATATGCCTGAGCAATTCTCACCTACCTTAAAAAGATCTAACGCTAAAGAAATTATGTTTGAACATAATGATTCTGGTTATAGATTATATACGGCTGGTTCTCCTGAGGCGGGTAGGGGTATTACACCAACTATCGCACATCTTTCAGAAGTTTCCTTCTGGCTTCATGATGAAAAAATCTTAGCTGGTTTATTTCAGGGTATCTCACAGGCTGATGGTACAGAGGTTATCCTTGAGAGTACAGCTAATGGAGTGGGGAATTCTTTTCATAGGTTATGGAAAGATGCTGTAGCAGGTAAGAATGAGTATATACCTATATTCGTTCCTTGGTTTCTTATGTCTGAATACCGTAGGAATAGCCCTGAGGGGTTTGAGAGAACTGATGAAGAAGAAATCTTAGTTACAAGGTTTAACTTAGACAACGATCAACTATATTGGAGAAGACTCAAGATAGCTGAGAGTGGGGTAGACAAGTTTAAACAAGAGTATCCTGCTTCTCCTGAAGAAGCCTTTATTGTTTCAGGGTCTAATGTATTTAGTATTGAGAAGTTAAACAAGTTAATACCACAACCTATCTTAGCTCAGAGAGAATTTAACTTTGAGAGTATGATGATGGAGGATGCTAGGCAGGGTTCTATTGAAATATTTAAATATCCTACCTTTGACCAATCTTTTGTTATAGCTGCGGATGTATCCTTAGGGGTAGGTAAAGATTATTCTTCTGCGGTTGTTATGAATGCAGATAAAGAAGTATGTGCTACCTATAGAAACAATATGATTGATCCCAGTAAGTTTGGAGATCTCTTGTTTTATCTGGGTAGATATTACAATAATTCTTTGATGGCAGTAGAATCTAACAGTATGGGTATTGCTACATTAAATAGGCTAGTTCAAATGGGCTATGTCAATATGTATTATCAAACCAAGATGGCTAATGTATCTAAGGATGAGGGTATGCGGATGGGTTGGAGAACAACAACATCTTCTAAACCAGCTATTATTGGATTTCTTAAGAGTGCTATTGAACAGGAAGAAATATGGATACCTTCAAGAGTTATTATTGGGGAGTTAATGAATTATGTGGCTGATGACAATGGTAGGACAAATGCTATTGTTGGTCACAATGATGATACCGTTATCGCTCTTGCTATTGCTCTGGAAGTAATCAGGACACACGGAGATAGACTAACAACAACTAATGTTCCTTTTACACAGAAGATGGGGAACTTTCAACAATTAGAAACTACTTGGTTATAGAGGAATAATATGGCAGGATTATACGATAATATACATGCTAAGAAAAAACGGATAGCTGAAGGGTCTAAAGAGAAAATGAGGAAGCCTGGAACTAAGGGTGCTCCTACAGATAAAGCTTTTAAAGATTCCGCTAAGACTGCTAAGAAGGGAAAGTAATGGCTAAAGATCCTAGACTAGAGAGAGCTGGTGTATCAGGGTTTAATAAACCTAAGAAGACACCTAGTCACCCTACTAAGAGTCACGTTGTTGTGGCTAAGAGTGGGGATACAGTTAAAACTATTCGGTTTGGTGAACAAGGTACTCAAGGGTCTCCCAAGAAAGATGGAGAGTCTGAATCATATAAGAATCGTAGAGAATCCTTTAAAGCTAGACATGCAAGTAATATCGCCAAAGGACCGCTGTCAGCGGCGTATTGGGCTAACAAAGTAAAGTGGTAAAATAAAATGGCTATTGATTTAAACCTACGTGGTAAAGAAAAAGAACAATTAAAGGCTTTGATTAAAGTTCAGAAGCCTAATAAGCTTGTTAATCCTAAACAAGATAGTAAATTAAAAGAATCTGATGGTCAGTTTATGGCTATCAGAGGACAGAACAAGTAAAGACAAAGTTCCCTTGTGTCCAACCTTGTTGGCTACTCATGGGGGAAGGAACAAAGTAGTAGCACTAATAAACAGAATAGCACATGCTGTTCCATGGGTCATTGTTGACCTTGATTGATTGAATAACCCAGAAAGGTTAACAATGGCAGATAATACAACTATTCCTATCAGACTTACTGATAGGTATAAAGATCCAGTAGGTGATAATGAACTATTAGCTATGATCGAACAGGGTGTAATGAACTCTGTTGGTGACTTCTTAAACAGTTCTGATCTAGCTCGTGAAAGACAAAAGGCTACATACGAATATGGTATGATGCCACAGTACCATTTAACCCCTCAAGGTGTGTCTCAGATTGTTTCATCTGATACCGTAGAGGCTGTTGAAGGTTACACAGCAATTATTGCTGAACTAATGTTTAACAACAATAAGTTAGCTAGGTTCCTTCCTGCTGGACCTACTCCCACAGACTACCATCATGCAAAGGTAGCTTCTGACTTAGTTAACTATGCTATCTTTAAACAAAATCCTGGCTGGGAAATCCTTAATACATGGGTAAAGTCAGCTCTTTTGTGGAAGAATAGTATTGTTCGTTGGGAATTTATTGAAGATTTTGACTATTGTTTTGAAGAATATGATTCTATTTCTCAGGAGAATCTAGACCTTATTTTGTCAGATTCTGATGTAGAAATTATAGGTAATCTTAACTATGAACAAGAATTAGTAACAAACCCTGATGGTATTTCAGAGTATCAAGTAGTATACAAGGATGTTCGTTTAAAGCGTAAAACAAATAAGACACGGATTCTTATTAAAAACGTACATCCAGAATGTTTTAGGATTACACGAGATGCTCATTCATTAGATGATGCAGCATTCGTAGGTATCCAGATTGATATGACCCGTTCTGAGGTCAGAAAGTTTTTCCCCGATATTGCAGAGAACATCGATTGGGACGCGATAGGTGATGGGTCATATGATTGGGCCACCAAGTACACCGAAGAGCAGTCAGCTCGTAAGCGTTTAGTCGGCGAAGAGTACTGGCTAGGGGGAAATTCACGGGAACTATTCCCGTCAGAAGCTAACAGACAATTAACTGTTATCGAATGTTGGTTAAGAGTAGACAGAGATGGAGATGGTATTGCAGAACTAAAGCACTTTATTATTGCAGGGTCAACAATCCTGCTTGAAGAAGATTGCGATATGGTTCCTTTAGCAACTCTATGTCCCTTTGAAGTACCTCATGAATTCTTTGGTCTTAGTGTTGCAGATATGGTTCGTCCATCTACACTAGCTACCACAGCTATTCTTCGTGGCTTCGTAGAGAATGTATACTTAACTAACTATGCACCTAAATTAGCTGATCCTAACGTAGTAGACTTTAGTGCTCTTCAAAATATGAAGCCTAAACAGATTATTGCTACTAATGGAAACCCACAGGCAGCTGTATCTTCTATGACACCAGACACTATTAGTCCTGGTACTGTACCAATCTTAGAGTTGTTACAGGTTCATAAAGAACAAGCTACTGGTATGGGTAAAGCTGCTCAAGGTTTAAATGATACATTATATGTATCAGGTAACAGTGAAGAAAAGATGCAGAAGGCTATGTCAGCCGCACAAGTACGTATCCAGTTTATGGCACGTAGGTTTGCAGAGACAGGCTTTAAACGTTTATGTGACGGTGTATATCGTACCATGAGGTCTAAACTTCGTGGTAAAGTGGTTAAATACACTGATCAAAACGATATATTCAAGTCAGTTGATCCATCAACATTACCTAACAATATGCTTATGTATATTGATGCGGATGTAGGTGAGAATGGCAACAGTAATGTTGTTAAAAAGATGTCTATGGTTGGTCAACAGTTACTACCCGCATTAATGCAGGCAGGTGCTGGTGGCGCTATTAACCCAGAGGCAGCTGTACGTATTGCGTGTAAAACTCTTGAAGCTATGGACTTAGATCCATTAGACTTTATTGTTGACTATACTGCTCCTGACTTTAAGCAAAAGGCTCAAGATTCAAGAGACAATGAAATAAAGTCTGCTGAAAAGCTTAAACAATTAGAAGAACAAGTTAAGATGTTAGATATGGCTCAAAGACAAGCCACTATTGACTTGACTAATGTTCAGGCTAAAAATGCTATGCAAGATAATACAAAACAACTAATGGTTGCGTTAGATAAATCCTATCAAGAGTGGGGTAAGATCTATATTCAAGCAGCTAAAGAAGGTGTTGATCCACCTAAACAACCTGACATTAAAGCTCTTTTAGCTATGGCTAAAGACTTTATCACCTCAGGCTCAAATGGAGAAGCCAATAATATGGAAACTCCTCAACCTCAAGGACCAGCGGCAGAGATGCCACAACAATAAAAGAATATGGATAAATATAAAGATGGGTTTGAAAGAAGAGTCAAACCAAAAATGAACCATGAAACTGGTGAATACAAAGTTGAACCTTTCCGAGATGCTCAAACAGCTCTCGGACAGGCTGAGTTCTCAGCAAGAGAACGTGAGCAATTCTTTGGTGATGCATACGGAGAGATCTTAGCAGATCTCTTTGTTACATGGCTTAAGAGTGAACCTCACTGTTCTAAAGAAAGAGAATTCTTATATCACACAGCTATGGCATTAGGCTCTGTTAAAGAGAAGTTAATTGGTATTGAAAGATACGGCAGAAACGTTCAGTTTATGCACAAACAAAAACAGGAATCCCAAGAAGGGGAAGAAGGCAATGAGTAATTATTTAAGCGCTAAAGAAGTATTAATTCGTTCTAGAGAAGAAATCCTACGTGAACTATCTAGAGCAGGAGAGAATGGCGGTACGGGCTTAGCCCAACGCTATGCACCCATCTTAGTAAGCCTACAAGGTGCTATTGATGTGATTGATCGTATGGATGATCAACCTATCAAAGTTAAACCAAAGGTTGAAGACAAAGAAGCATTTGTCAAAAAGATGGCGGCAGCTAAGGCTGCTAAAAAGACTGCTGTAGCAGTTTAATTGGACACAAAGGTAAATAATTTATGAATCTACAACATCTCTCTACCAACACCCCTGCCTCAGAAGTGAGCAGCACGGACTTTGATGACGGAAGTTATAGTGCAGATTTGGAAGCAAAGAGTCTTGATGACATTCTACGTAATTCACCAGCAGCAGCGCTGTTAGGTTTGAAAGACGAAGGGTCTCTACCAGAAGAAGACTTAAGCGTCCCAAATCCAGATGAATCATCGGAAGAGCAAGCCCAAAAAGAGAACGATGATAAGTCTGAAACTGACCTAGATGAAACAGAAGATTCAGTAACAACTGAAGAAGAAGGCAAAGATGAGGATGATACGTCTACCCAAAACTCTGAGCTACCTTCTGAAGAAGATATTGATTGGGAATATCAAGTACCTGTAACCGTTGACGGTAAAACAGAGTATGTTTCCCTAGAAGAAATCCGTAAGGGTTATTCTACTGACAAACATCTATCTCAAAAGGGGCGTGAACTAGGCGAACTGAAGAAACAGGTCGAACAAGAAAGAAATGAAAAGCTTCAAGAAGTAATTCAACTAGGTACAATAATCAATCAAGAACTTACTATTGTTGAAACTAATCTTGCCAAAGAGTACCATAAGGTTAAATCCGAAATTGATAAAGCACGAGAAGACGGTGACTCATACACTGCTCGTGAATTAAGAGATCAATTAGAAACAGTGCAAGAAAAGTATTGGGCAGCACGCAATAGCCGTGAAGCTAAAACAACAGCAGTAATGGAACAATTACAGGCTCAACAATCTGAATATCAACAACAACTACTAAAGAACTACGAAGAAAATATCATGAATCATATTCCTGATTATTCTGAAAAAGTTGCTACAAGTATCCGAGAGTTTGCCCTTAAAGAAGGCTTACCTGAGGAATTGTTAAATCAGGTTTATGATCCAGTAGTAGTTAAATTTATTAATGATTATCGTAAGCTAAAAACCGCAAAGGAAACAGGCGAAGTGAAACGTAAAGCAGCACCATCAGTGAAATCGATACCCTCTAAAAAGGGAAATTCGATGTCCCAGAAGGAGCAGCAGAACAACACTAATAACCGTTCCAAGGTTCTTTCTGGTCAAGGGTCAAAACAAGACGAATTAGATTTTCTAAAACGTATTTCTTCAGTGAGCAAAAAACTTTGATTTAAATTCTCACTATTAAGGAATAAATAAAATGGCAGGTAATACTTTTGCAACAGGCGGTCCTAAGGCCGCCGCACGTAGCGCAGCCGCTACAGGTAACTCAGTCAACGCAGGTGAACGCGAAGACTTAGCCAACTTCATCTCTATGATTTCTAGAGATGAAACTCCCTTCATGTCATCTATTGGTAAGACTAAAGCTACTGCTGTCTTCCACGAATGGCAAACTGACGAATTAGCTCCACCCGCATCTGCTCCAGTAGCCGAAGGTGTATCTTATTCTACACAAAACTCTGCACAATCTGCAGAACCTTTCCGTACCCGTCTAGGTAACTACACCCAGATTAACAGCAAAACAGTTACCGTTACTGGTACTAAACGTGCTGTTGACCAAGCAGGTGTTGCTGACGAATACGCATATCAGCTCAAAAAGCGTGGTACTGAACTACGTCGTGACGTTGAGTTTGACTTAACTAACAGCTGGAAATCTTCTAACGGTTCTGGTACACGTACTTTTGGTGGCTTCCAATCATGGGTTAACTACACAGCCGCTACTACTACACCTGCCACAGCACTTAACGTGTTGGCTACACCAGGCGAGTACACTGCTCCTACTAATCCAGGCGGCGGTATTTGTGGTACTTTCACCACTGTTACCAGTGCTGATAAGGTCAGTTTAGCTTTGTCACATGTTGACACTGTTATGCAAGGCATCTACGAAAACGGTGGTAAAGCCACTAAGTTAATGTTGTCTCCCGCTAACCGCCGTGTATTCTCTGCTAAGGCACAGTCTGCTGGTTCAGTTACTGGTTCTACTGGTGACGGTAACGTTCGCCGTAACATTGACCAAGACGGTAAACTCCGTCAGTCAGTTGAAATTTACATGTCTGACTTCGGCGACATCATGGTTGTTCCTAACTACGTAATGGGTATTTCTAATACTACCGTTTCTGGTTTAGATAACACAGCTAACTTCACTGCATTCTTATATGATCCAATGTGGTTCAGCTATGCTTCTTTACGTCCTTTACAAGAAGTTGACTTAGGTCAATTAGGTGACTCTATCATCGGTCAAATCGTTGAAGAGGGTACATTAGAATGTCGTAATCCTAAGGGTTGCGGTATGATCTTTGGTTTATCTGGCGCTTAATCGTTATATAACCTAAACAAGGAGGGAGAGAAATCTTCCTCCTTTTTTATTATAAGGAATACAAATGGAATTTTTAAGAATTACAGCGGTAGACGGTACTCGTCAATACATCCCTGATAATCATGTTGTTAACGTAGCAACTACTGCTGATGGTGCAGATGCTGGCTCAGACTATAGAGCACCTAACGTTACTCGTGGACGTATTAGCCAAGTTAAATATTATGATGGTAGCAATGGCACATCTGGTGCTTTAGTAGTAACTGCAGTAAGTGCTTATGTAACAGGCGGTATTCTTTATGAATATGGTTGCCTTACTAATGATGGTGCATACTCAGTATATTTACGAAATTAATTAAGAGGACACATGGGATTTTTATCACAAGACAATAATGCAAAAAGCTTTATTGTAAAGACAGACGAAAAAGATTTTCAATTAGAACAAAATGTACAGGATTACAAAGACTATGCTGCTCAACAACGTGAGCTAGATTCTATTTCTAGCAATGGCAGAACATATAGATCATTTGCTATTATCCCTGATATTGTTGCTATTGATATGCTAACTAAACATGGATTAGATGTACATGCTCCTGACTTCATGCATGATCCAACTAATCTAAGAAAATTAAAACAAATTATTGAATCAGATTATCCATTACTAAAAACTAGTAATGTAAAAGCTTTATAAGGAATTTAAATGGCAACACCTAGATTTGACGCTTTAGTCGCTAAAGTAAGAGACTGGAGTAATAAACCCGAAGTAGCAACTATACCCGACAGCGTCATTCAGGATTGTTTAACCTATTCTGCTGATGAATGTTATCGACAATTACGTATTCCTCCATTAGAAGCTACTGTTGTGTATACAGTAGCAGCAGGAGATAATTCAGGAGAAAACAATTTAGGTTTACCTTATGGCAATGCTTACACTTCTTTTGCTATTCCAGAAGATTTAACTCAATTCGTTTATATACGAACATTAGCTCAAGAAAATACTGGTACATCATACTCTACTTACCCTTCTAATGTAAGTAAAGTGTTTAATGAAGTAACAGACAGTAGAACTTTCTTTGACCTTTATTCAGAAAAATATTCAGTATACAATTGGATGTGGCAAGATAATAAAATATTTATTCATCCTCAATTAGCCGTAGGTGCTGAGGTAGAGATCCATTATTATCGTAGACTACCAGCATTAAACGCTCTTTATAGTGTTGTACCAATTAACTATTTAATTAGTTTATCAGATGCTAACCAACCTTATTTAACACTTACAGGTGTAAACACAGATACTCCACTATATTTTTCTACTGCTAATTCTATTACAAAATGTTTTGCAACACTTGCAGAAGCTCAAGCATATAATCCTACAGTAACAACTAAATACTATATTGGTAAAGAAGTGTCTAACTGGTTAAGAGATAATAATGAGAGATTAGTTGTATGGGGTGCTCTATACAATTTAGGTGCATATATGTTTGATCAGACAATGGAACAACGTTATGAGAAACGATTTAATGAAAACGTATTCTCACTTAACAAAGAAGAAAAATGGCGTAGAGCATCTGGTGGTAACGTACAAGTTAACTTCAATACTAACGGCTTAATTTAAGGAGACACCAAATGGGATACCAACAAACAGCTGGAGTTACCGCAGGTATGGCTGCTGGTGGTGAATACGGAGACTTAGCACAAACTAGTGCTGAACAAACAGTTAATACTGTTAACTCCGATGCATCAACAAATACATCAGGTTATCAGCAAGCTCCAGGCATGACAGGAAGTGTCTCTGCTGGTGGTGAATACGATAACCTTGATACTGTAACTGCAGTACAATACTCAAACATTGCTGCTGAAGATGCCGCTGATGCTGCCGCAAGTGCTGCAGCTGCTGCTACTAGCGCTACAAATGCTGCAGGATCTGCAACTAGTGCTGCTGGATCAGCTACTTCTGCAGAAACATCTGCGTCTGCTGCTTCAACAAGCGCAACTAATGCAGCATCATCTGCTACAAGTGCTTCTAATTCAGCAACAACAGCAACTACTCAGGCAGATATAGCAACTACTCAAGCAACAAATGCTTCTGCTAGTGCTACCTCTGCTTCTACTAGTGCAGCTACAGCAACTACACAAGCATCTAACGCTTCTACAAGTGCTACAAATGCAGCATCATCTGCGAGTAGTGCAGCTACATCCGCAACTAATGCGTCTAACTCAGCTACATCTGCAAGTACTTCTGCAACAACAGCTACAACAAAAGCAAATGAAGCAGCTACATCTGCAACTAATGCGGATAATTCAGCTATATCTGCTTCTGGGTCTGCAACTACTGCAACTACTCAAGCTGGTATAGCAACTACCCAAGCAACTAACGCAGCTAATAGTGCTTCTGCTGCTTCTGCTAGTGCATCTTCTGCCTCTACTAGCGCAACCATTGCAACTACTCAAGCAACTAACGCATCTAATAGTGCTACTGCTGCTGCTGGGTCAGCTACTTCTGCAGAAACATCTGCTACTAATTCAGCTAATAGTGCTTCTGCTGCTTCAACAAGCGCAACTAATGCTGCTAATAGTGCTACTTCAGCTAATACTTCAGCTACTAATGCGGCTACATCAGAATCTAATGCTTCAACAAGCGCATCTTCTGCCGCAACTAGTGCTTCAACCGCAACTACTCAGGCTGGTATAGCTACAACACAGGCATCTAATGCTTCTACTAGCGCAACTACTGCCACTACTCAAGCGGGTATAGCAACTACTCAGGCAGATACAGCAACTACACAAGCTGGTATAGCTACAACACAAGCAAGTAATGCTTCAACAAGCGCATCGTCTGCCTCTGCTTCAGCGGCTTCAGCTGCTGCATCTTATGATGCTTTTGATGATAGATATCTTGGAAATAAAACCTCTGATCCTACATTAGATAATGATGGTAATGCTTTATTAACAGGCGCATTGTATTTTAATTCTGTAATTAATACAATGAAGGTTTATACTGGTTCAGTATGGATTAATACCCCAGGTATAGCTACAGGTGGAACAGCAGGTCAGATACTTGCTAAATTAAGTAATGCTAACTATGATACCCAATGGATAACATTAACAGGAACTTTAAATTATCAAGGTTCATGGAATGCTTCAACTAATACACCTGCATTAGCTAGCGGTACAGGAACAAACGGTTTTTACTATGTTGTTTCTGTTAGTGGCTCTACTAATTTAGATGGTATAACAGACTGGGTTATTGGAGATTGGGCAATTTTTAATGGTACTGTTTGGCAAAAGATAGACAATACCGATGCAAGTGGTGATGTTGTCGGGCCATCAAGCTCTACAGACAACGCTATTGCTCGTTTTGATAGCACAACTGGCAAGGTAATACAAAACAGCACGGTAACTATTAACGATAATGGAACTTTAGAAGCTGTAAACGGCATTTCTTTTGATACAACGCCAACATCTGCCCCAACAGCAGAAGGCTCTTTGTCATGGAATTCATCAGATGGCACACTTGATTTGGTTATGAAGGGTGGAAATGTTGTTCAGCAAATTGGCGAAGAACAATATTACACAGTAAGAAATCAAACAGGTTCAACCATTGCAAACGGTACGCCAGTAATGGCAAATGGAGTTACAGCAGGTTCAGGAAGAATTACTGTAACCCCTGCAATTGCTAACGGTTCTATTGACGAATTAAGATTTATTGGCTTAACAACTGAAAGTATCACAAACGGAATCAATGGCTATGTAACTTCATTCGGCTATGTTCGTGGATTAGACACTAGGGGTACACCATACGGTGAAACATGGGCAGAAGGTGATGTTATTTATGTTAGCCCAACAACTGCTGGATACTTAACAAATGTTGAACCTACTGCACCTAATCTAAAAATTGTTGTTGCAATTGTAATTACTAGAAATCAAACAAGTGGTGTTTTGCTTGTTAGACCTACTGCGTATCCACATATTACGCATTTATCTGATGTTAATATTTCAAGCCCAACTTCAGGCAACTTGTTAATTTATGATGCACCACAAAATAGATGGGAAAACGCTGATTTAACTGCAAGCACAGGAATATCTGTAACAAATGGTGCTGGTTCTATCACTATTACCAACTCTGCACCTGACCAAACAGTAGCATTGACTGGTGCTGGTACAACGTCTATCAGTGGTACATATCCTAACTTCACCATCACCTCAAATGATGCTTTTACAGGTACTGTCACTTCTGTTACAGGTACTTCACCAATTGCATCTAGTGGCGGCTCTACTCCTGATATTTCATTGGCAAGTGGTTATGGCGACACTCAGAATCCTTATGCTTCCAAGACTGCAAACTACGTCTTAGCCGCACCTAATGGGTCTGCTGGTGCGCCAACATTCAGGGCAATTGTTGCCGCTGATATTCCTACATTAAATCAGAATACTACTGGTACAGCATCTAACGTAACTGGTACAGTAGCAACTGCTAATGGTGGCACAGGACTTACAACTGCTACAGGTGTTTTAGTAGGTGCTGGTTCTTCTATATCTGCAGTTGCGGCTGGAACAATTGGTAACATACTTCAATCTAATGGTACAACTTGGGTTTCTGCTTCATCTCCTGGTGCTACATTTCCAGGTGCTGGTATTGCAAACTCCACAGGCACATCGTGGGGTACGTCTTACTCTACAACAGGCACTGGCACTGTTGTTGCGTTGGCTACTTCACCGTCACTGACAACCCCAATTCTAGGTACACCACAGTCTGGTAACTTCAGCACAGGGACATTTACTTGGCCTACGTTTAACCAGAACACTACTGGCAATGCGGCTACTGCGACTACCGCAATAAACCTATCAACCAACCGCACAAACTGGGCTACAAACGGAACAATTACCGCAGTTGTTGGTCAATTGGCTTGGAAAAACTACAACAACAGCCACACCATATTTGATGCTTCGGCTAGCACGTCACCTGACGGCACAAGCGTAAACAACACTAACTCACAAGTTGCTTGGTCGGGAACATACCCCACATTGATGGGGTGGAACGGCGCAAACACCTACGGCGTTCGTGTTGACTCTGCAAGAGTTTCTGATTCAACTTCGGGAAATGCGGCTACTGCAACAACGGCAGTTACTCTATATGGATCATCAAACATTTACATCTCGCCAACCAACGCTAACACTTTAAATAGTGGATTTAGCCAAGCGTCAAACGGCGCTGATATGTGGATTAACTATCGCGGATATAACGATAGTTTTTCTTATTTTAGAGATTTTCGTGTTGGCGACGGCAAAGGAAATCAAATTGCTTTGTTTACGGGTTCATCTGGAAATTTGCTTTTATCTGGTTCGGTAAGCGCCCCCATCTTCTACGACAGCAACAACACTGCTTTTTACGTAGACCCTGCAAGCACATCAAACCTTGTGGGCTTAACTGTTGCCAATACTATTTCAGGTAGTGTCAATGGGTCAGCAACATTTCTTAACAGTTCAAATTACATTAACCGAACGGGCTCATCTGGCAACGCAAATACGGATTTTAGTAACACCCCTGCTGGAAGCACGCGAATCCAAGGCGATGATGCGAGTTTGACTAACGGGCCGGGAAATACGTGGTGGTTTTACCAGAATATGCGCCATTCCAATGGGAGCAGTACTTGGGGAACTCAAGTGGCGTGGGGGTGGGAAGATAACGCCAACAGGCTTGCAACCAGAAACATACAAAATGGAAGCTTTGGTGGCTGGGTCTACTACCTAAACAGTAGTAACTTCACCTCGTATATCGACGCGCCAAACAGGGCGGGTAATCCCAGTGGCTATTACCAAGTCCAAAATTGGATGCAGTTTAATGGCAACTTTGGCATTTACTGGCCTAGTTATTACGGCCTACATTTGTACCCTAACAACGGCGGTAGCTATACGCCGCTTCAAATAGATGGCAGTAAAGGTGGTTACAGCGGCGCTTTTATTTCTCACAGCGCTGTATCGGGGATGATGTACGACGGAAGCGGTAACGGTGGCGTGTACCGAGAAGCTAACGGACGATGGTATTTTTATCACAACCTTAGTAACAACTGCACTGGTTTTGGCACATCCACAACGTCTTCGGCTTACGGTATCTACGTCGTAAAAGGCGGTTATTTTGACGGTCGTGTAGACGGCACTATTTTTTACGATGCTAACAACTCTGGGTATTACTTAGACCCGACCAGCAGTCAATCTTTGCGTACCGTAGGTGATTGGCGTGCTGATAGTGCGGGTTGGACTGGTGAGTTCGCAGGGAAGATGCAGTACCACGGTAATAGTTGGTATATTCAGTTTAATAGCAATGTACTTTTCCGCAATTCTGGTGGCGCTAATGTCTTGAACTGCGACTCCGCAGGGAATGTGTCAGTATCAGGGTCAATATCTGGGCCAACTTCATTTACAGCCCGTGCTTGGGTAAACTTTGATGGCACAACTGGTGGAATTCGGGCGAGTGGAAACGTATCAAGCATTACGTTCCATACCACAGGGCAGTATTCAGTTAATTTTTCTACTGCAATGCAAGATACAAATTATGCGTTTATTGCGGAAGCTGGAAATGCCAGCACATTACAAACAGCAGGAACTTCTTATAGTGGTGGCGCTCCAACCACAGGATCAGCTAGATTTTGTGTAGATAACGGCGGTGGGGCAATTCAAAATAGAGAATATGTAATGGCTGCTGTTTTTAGATAAGGAAAATATATGACACAAATAATTATTTACCCAAACGATGAAGGCTGGTTATCAGTTATCAGCCCAGCCGCTGAGTGTGGTTTGTCTGTTGAGGAGATTGCCCGTAAGGATGTACCCGCAGGTAAGCCGTATCACATCATTAACGAAGACCAACCGCCACAAGATAGAACGTTTTTTAACGCGTGGGAAGCAGACTTTACTAACGCAA